TGGTGGTGGTGGTGGTGGTGGAGGCGGCGGTGACGGTGGTGGACTCGGTGGTGGCATAGGCGGCAAAGGAGGCGACGGCGGTAGTGGTGGCGGATACGGCGAATGCATAAGTCTTGGTGGACTACTACCCTCGCATACTGCCGCATTACCCAGCAATATTGCCGCAATAAACACACTCGCACTAGCACATTTCTTAAAAATCATTTTTGTTTCTATTATATTATACTAAACTTAAAAATAATTAAATCTTTATACCAATTCTAATCCTAAACCTAAACACTTTACATCTCATTTATTTATGTTTTCTATGATGTCTTTTACCACCTTGTTGCATTTCTGCCGGTGCTACTGGTGCTGGTGCCGCCGCTGGAGCTGCAACTGGTGCTGGAGCCGCAACTGGCGCTGGTGCTGCTGGAGCCGCAACTTCAACTGGAACTGGTGCTGGTGCAGATTCTACTGGAGCGGCTTCGGCGGGTGCCTCGCCTTGGGAAGCAAACATATTACCCATACTTAAATCTGGAGATGATTCTGAAGCTACTTTATACGCGTTGTATTTAATACCACTTAATGCTAAATTGCGTAAATTACGTATTTTCTTTATCATTTCGTTGTATGATTCTAATTTAGCTTTAAGATTCGCTTCGGCGTTCTTAGCATATTCCGCTCTTGATTCTTTGCTAAAATATTTCATATTTTCTCTAATTTTTCCCATTTCCATCATTTCAAAACGCTCGGCATCGCTCTTGACTTTTTCAATTTCATCTATCATTTTATTTGTTCTGGCATGAATTTTATCAGTCATAAGAGCATTAATCATTTTGAACTTTTCTTCTGAACCCATACTAGCACCGCTGGAGCCGCTTGAGCTGCTGGAGCCACTGCTGCTACGACCGCGTTTTAATAATTTCGCCCGTGTTTGCATATGTAATTTCTCAGAAATTTCCGCACGTGCTTCGTGGTAAACATCTTTTAATAATGGACCGGCAATAGTATCAAGCGCTTTCTTGAAATTTTCGTGGCGTTTCTTATTTCTTTCCGCTTCATTTTGTTTTTTTAATTCTTCAGCTTCTTCTTTCTTTAATTTTGCTGCTGCTTTACGTGCCTCTTCTTTTGCCCGTGCTTCTTCACGTTTCGCCTTTTTAAGTTCTTCTTGTGCACGTACACGGTCAGATCCACGTCTGTCAGTCATTTGCACATCTTTTTTAGCTCTTGTACGTTTTGATTTTTCTGCTTCTATTGGCATCGCTTCTGCTACTGGTGCACCTTCTTCCATCACTATAATAGAACAATAAAAATAATAGCTACAAATAAAAATAAATAAAAACAAAACAACTTAAATTATATTTTGAACACTCAATAAAGCTCCTTCACACCATCCTTGATATTTCGCGACGACTTCTCCTACAACAAATATGTTTTTCGCAGGATGTTGTGCTGCATATATAAATTCATCGCGATTTTTATATTTATTAGTATCTAAAGGTACATTATAATGTGTTCCTGTTTTCCAATAATGATACATAATATCTTCAATATGAACCATAGAACATTCCGTATCGCGTATACCAAGTGATTCACATACTAGTCTTTCTAAATATTTACATTTAGCGTTCTTGTCTTTACTTTTTAAGATAGCATACAGTTCCATAGCACGTATATTATCTGAATAACAAATCATATAGATATTTTGTTTTTCATTTATGGTAAATATTTTTTGTAAGTTTGTAGCTACAACTATAGAACCTTTAATATGATTTTGTAAAAGTTCTTTACTTTTTTCATGAAACTTAGCATAAACACGTAAGAATGGTTGACCCGCAATTTCTTTATACACTTCACATGCAGGGAAAAGTCGACGTAAAGGTTCTATTGTCGTTGCACAAATAACTTTCTCGCAAATGTAGCTACATCCATCTTTACATTTTACTACATGTCTTACAACACCGCCGCCGTTTACACCGCTACCGCCGTTTACACTGCTCTTTATATCTACTACTTGACAACCAAGTTTAATATTACCTTTTCCTATAGATTCTACAAGACGTTGTGTAAAGACTTTCCACGGTACGTAATAAATATTTAATGGTTTTATATTATCTTCCATGCCGTATAAATTTAATACATCATTGAAGTCAGCATTTTCGTAATCAGAATAACCTGCTGCTTTAACAAAATCGCTATATCTTTTTTCACCAATAGTCTTTTTACCATATTCGGCGAAAGTCGCTGAAACTATAGACTTTCTATTTTTCATTGAAAATAATTCGGCGTAATCTTTATAATTTGCTTTCACTCCTGGTGCATATTTTGCATTTTTTGTACTTTTATGAAGTTCTATCTTCATTTCTTTAAGTAATGAAATAAAGGTTTTATCTTTATCGGCACGACATACACCTGCACCCATAGTAACATCTATACCATGGAAACGATGAACTAACATACGACCGCCAATTCGCTGTGATTTTTCTAATATTATAAAAGTACTGCCTGGATATTTTTTCGATAATAAATAAGCACTATACAATCCAGCTATACCCGCCCCGATAATTACATAATCATAATGTTCTTCTTTGTGAAACATTATGTATTGTATTGATATGTCTTATACATAATAAATATAATAGAAAGATACTCTATCCAGTTGACGTGTGAAAGTCCGACGTTCCTCGGATGGGGCGCGGCGCATAAATATTCTATATGCGTTATTATAAGAGGGCGGCTTACTATATTGCGAATGAATTTGCAGTTTAGTAGTTTTATTTATGTTATATTGTTGTCATGTGTTGAGGTATTTGGCGATTTCTCTTTAGAATGGTATGCCCATAAAGGAGTCCTTGAGGGTCTTGGTATGGGCATTTTCGGATACATAGGTGTCGTATATTTCTTGATTAAGGCACTGAAGTCAAAAGGTATATTGTATATTAATGCAATGTGGGATGGTACCAGTGCTATTATAGAGTCTTTGGCGGCTTATGTATTATTAGGCGAGAGACTCGAAAACAAAAAACAATATTTGGGACTGGCATTAACTATTGCAGGACTTTTCTTATTGAAACAGAAAGGCTAGTTGGTGTTTATTTTAACTTTTATACTTTCAATTCAAGACTAATAGGAATATGGTCGCTTCCTTTATAATCACTTAGTACATCTGCTTCTTCTACATTCTTTTTCCATTTTTTACTTATCAGAAATATGTCAATACGCCAACCAGTGTTATTTGCCCGAGCATTACCGAAAGGACTGAACCAGGTATATTTAATTTTTTCAGGATAGAGAGTTCGAAAAGTATCTATATACCCTCCGCCAGTTTTCAGCAAGTCACGAAATGCTGTCCTTTCTTCATCTGTGAACCCATGATGCCCCCTATTGGCTTCAAAATTCTTCAGGTCAATCTCTTCTGGTGCGACATTGAAGTCACCAGTGATAATAATAGGCATCTTTGGATGGCGTTTTTCCAAGTCGGCAATAATATCACGCAGTCCTGCTTCCCATACCGCGACGCGTTCTTTAAGACGTGATAGGTCTGGTTTCGCATTCGGTACATACATATTCATCAAAATAAATTTACCAAAGTTATATATCTGAAGGCGTCCTTCATCTTCGGCGATAGAAAAAGCTTTAATTTTGTCATTCATAATCTTTTCAGGTACATCAATTGCCATGCCACCTTGAGATGACTTTACAAATATTGCCGTACCAGAGTATCCTTTACGTTGAGCTGAATGAATAAGACGAGTCTTGTAACCAAGCCCTTCACATTCTTTAATAAATTCTGCAGGTATATCAGTTTCCATACATTTAACTTCTTGTAGACAAATTATCGTAGGCTTTTCACGATTCAACAAATCAATAAGTGCACCTTTACGAATAACAGCACGTAATCCAGCAACATTCCATGATATAAGTTTATATGTTTGTGTAGGTGGCATGTAATTAGACTATAATAAAAGAATAATATAATGAATACAAAAATAATTAATCTTCAATTTCATTTTTTATAGTAATTTAGACAACTATTCCACGAATCGCAGATATTAAATCAGTTATTGGAGCACCATTTGGTTCTTTACCATACGCTCTATGAATCATAATAATACGACTCGCATTATCGAGTTCATTACGAAACATATATCGTGATATATCACCTAATAAATCATCTAAATCTCGCCAAAATGTACTTAATTTTCTTTCATCATTAAAATTAGATTTCTCAAAATCTATTATGACAGGTTCAATATTATCATCTAATACAATATTTTTAGTAAATAAATCACCATGAGTAAAACCATGTTGAGTATATGCTTTTACATAATTTTCTATAATTTTAATTAATATTTCTTTAATTTGTGATGATTTATTACTGCTTTTATTTTGTTTTAAATAATCTTCTAAAGAACCATTGCTGTAATATGGCATAATTATTACTCCCATTGTATTGCCATGTAATTTACATAGTTTTTCATCTTTAACATGTGAAAACTTTTCTATATATTCTTTATCATGACCACATGTAAATATACATGTATATTTAATAAAACCATGGCATCCTTTTAATTTTTCTTGAATTGTATACTCTTTTTGAGCTTCAACTTCTATCTGTGCTTTTATAATTATATTTTGTGTATTTATTTTACCTATTAAAGTTGTAATACCTTTACCTGGTATATTCTGTAATATTTTATCAAGTTGTAACCATTTATGTTTATTATCAATTTCTTTGTCAATATTTTCTTGACAAGTATTACCAGAACCACCGCTTTTATTCTGTTTTATTAGACTTTTGAATATAGATTTATCAATAACAAAAGAAGTAAATAATCCACCTTTACCAATTTGGTGTAAATCATATTTCATAATTTACTATAATAATTATAATAAAAATATTACAATAAAAATAACAAACTTTATTTATTTTTTATAGACTTTGCGTTTATTTGTATGGTATGTGTTTTCAATCCATACTTTGTCATTTTCAAGTTTCTTGCCAAAAGTGGGATTAGCATGACGGCTGAGAACATCTAAAACATTTATTTTGCGTAGCACCGGAACGCTGCCATATTCTTTCACAGCTCCTGATAATGCCGCATGTCTTTGCGAGGCAGTTTTATGGACAATATCACTGTAACCATATTTACCGAGGTCATCGGCGGTAAACGCAGCATTACGGAAAGGAATCTTGCGAGATTCTGGCGTTTTGCCAAGTAATCCGCGGTCCTTTTCACATGTCGCCGATACACGTGTACCTTTTTTATTAGTATATGCTATACGTACAACTTCACCTTTTTTACAAGACATCCCACCTTTAGATGTAGGAGCTGGTGGCATATTTTTATTATTTGACATTATCTATATTATATTATACAAAATAATTCCGGGTTTTAGGAACCGCATAGATTTACAACAAAATACTTATACCAAATATACATATTAAATATACATAATTACCATCTATGTTTATTCATAAAATTCACAGACCAGTTCCGTAAAGTTTTCTGGTGGTTGAATTTCCATTGAAATAGTATCTCGTGCCCATGTCCCACACAGGTCCATATTATTACCATAATAATCTCCACCACCTCGACCATTACCTTCGCACACTAATAGAGGTAGTGGATGAATATCACTATTATTGTTTTGACGCATTTTATTTACATATAGACGCTTTGTATGATTCACAATATATTTATACATACTTGTATCACGATTACGTACAATTATAATATTTTCATTATCTTCTTCACATAGATTGTGCAGATTCTTATTGATATTTTCTTCGTTGTCTGCATAGTCACCTGCCCAGACAATACGAGACATGTACATTGCTCCCTTAGGACATAGCATCCACTCTGCCGCAACTACAAACGGATTACCAATAAATGCATGTTCCGTGAGCTTAGAGCCTTGCATGTAATTATGAGAAGATAGCCACAAACGAATAATTTCATTTTTATGCTTTGTATCTGCCAAGAAAACTACATTGTAATACTGTCCCATTTTGAAGGTTATAGTTAATTTAGACACCAAAAAATAAAAATCAATTTTTCGAAAAGTTACTTATCCAAAACATACCTTCATTTTTTACAGACAGCGATTTTCTATTTCTCTATAGGCATTTATACGATAAATATACACTTTTTATAATATATAACTAATCATTTGATATTATATATAAAGATATAATGTATAATACTATTATAGTAACATAAAATGACTAAAACTTATATGTGTGATTTATGTGATTACTCAAGTAAATTTAGACAAAACGTCACACGACATTGTAAAACAATTCATTTAGAGACGGCACACTGTAAAATTGATTCGGATTTAAAAACTATACTTGAGGAACAAAAAACTGTACTTGAGTGCCCAAAAACTATACTTGAGTGCCCGAAAACTATACTTGATTGCCCAAAAACTGTACTTGAGTGCCCGAAAACTATACTTGACACTATAGATGATAGTAATAAAATAATGCAATATAAATGTGAATTTTGTGGATATATTTCAAAATATAAAGCATCTATGAAAAGACATTATAAATCATTACATTTAGAAGATTATGTATGTAACGAAGATAAAAAAAGAAACGATATAATTGTGGATGATATACATACAACTATATTAAAAGAAGATGAACCAGAAGAAACTGTACCTGAAGTATCATTTAATGATAATGATGATATATACTATGTTAAAGGATCTACTATAGATAGTTTTCAAGATATGTTAATTATATATTATGGAGCTAAAAATGCTAATAAATCTATAATAAAAATTGATGATGATATAATTAGAAATAAAATAGAATTGTTAGAATATTATTGTAATAAATTTAAACCAAATGCAGAAGAAATGTTTGAAAATCTAATAATTATTGGTAAAATTTATAAAATGATGCATGATACGAATCCTTCTTCTATAGATAAAGAAGATCAGATTAAATTTACAAATAAATTCAGAGAGGCTTATTATAAATTTACAGATATAGATATATTTGAAAAATATATGTAAAAAGTTACTTATCCTAAACATACCTTCTTTTTTTATAGACAGCGATTTTCTATTTTTAAGAGGTCGATAGACGATTTTCCATTTCTCTATAGGCTTTTATACGATAAATATATAGGCTCTCTCTCTCTATAAAATATACAATCAATTGATAATATATATAAAGATAATTATATAACATTAATATAGTAACATATAATGACTAAAACATATAGATGTGAAATATGCGATTATTGTAGTAATTACAGTCAAAATGTCACACGACATTGTAAAACAATACATTTAGGAACGGCACATTGTAAAATTGATTGGAACCCAAAAACTGTCATTGAGGACCCAAAAACTGTCATTGAGGACCCAAAAACTGTCATTGAGGACCCAAAAACTGTCATTGAGGACCCAAAAACTGTCA